TGGGTAAAACAGTAGGGTTGTCTGGTAAAACAGTAGGGTTGTCTGGTAAAACAGTAGGGTTGTCTGGTAAAACAGTAGGGTTGTCTGGTAAAACAGTAGGGTTGTCTGGTAAAACAGTAGTGTTGTCTGGTGATCCGTCCTGGGCTGCAATTGTAAGTGCAGTTCTACCACTTGTGTCTTTAGTTTCAATGTTTATTCCTGGTTGTTGTAAAAGTTTTTCTATAATATCAAGTTGGCCAAAAGTAGTAGCCATATGTAATAAGGTGTATCCGTCACAATATTTATCATTTATCTTTTGTTTTTTTAAAAACTCACTTATTGCATCCTCGGTCAGTGGTTTTTTACATTTGGCATGAGGGTCGGGCTCTTGGTTATATATATATTCATTATAAGTCATATTTATATATATAATATACAAATATTATAATTTACCAATATGTACCACTGACCCCCCCGGAGGTGAAATACGAACAGGAACCCATTTTTTGAACTTTTTATGAAATACACATTCCATTAACAAGGTTTTTTCGCTATGTACATATTTGTCTAAACGCGTGTCTTCAAAATCTTCTTCATCGTCACTTTCTTCAATATAATCCAAATTGCGGTTTTCCCTAATATTCCTGAATAATCCATTCATAAACACGCTTTTTTCATAATTAGGAATACCCGCCACACCGCAATACACTTGCGATTTATTTTGGCCATAGGAAAACAAATGATATATATCAAATTGTATATCGGCCTTAACGACAAAACTAGTCGGATATTTGTATTGCGGTTTGCCATAGGAAAACTGGGGAATAATTCCATAAAAAGTGGGTTCTTGCATTGGTGCAGCAGCTACTTGTTCCGAAATCGTTGTTTTCGGCTTCGCCGACATATTGATGTATGGCATTGTTTGCACAAGACTGCGATATTGCACGTGATGTATAATATAGCCACAATTGTCTATTTGTGCTTTGTTTTGTACATCATCCACAATATTATCGCACCATAACACAGGCAATGCAAATGCGATTGTTGCACTATTTTCAAACAATTTATCGGAAAACATATTATCAATGGCGCCCAATTTTTCGCTAAATGTATGATGTTTTATGGAAATACCCTTGTAATAGAAAATGTCTTCTATAACAAATACTTGTTGGGTAGCTTTTTCCAATGAAACTACCGTTCCATATAACACGGTTCCAAAATACATAGATTGATTACATTTCATCGTCAATTCGGTTATAGTACCCACGCGTTTATCGCGCGTAATTTCCATCAAATAGCATATATTTCTTTTACCATCATATGAAAACCATACGTAATATTTTTTACCCATAGGGATTGCTAAAGCAATATCATATGGTTCGGAAACTTTCTTATGTGAAATAGTTTCATAGGAAAGTTCAAATTGCGGAAAACGGGATAATATATTTTTTAGATTGCTAGTCATAGTAATTGGACGTAATGTAATATACTATGGCTAAATATGTTTATATCTTTTTGCTAAAATATTATTTATAATGCAGGTATTTGATTGTGATTCTCTCTTGCCGGATCGGATAATGTTTGTTCCAAAAACATTGCTAAATCATTTTCCATTTCTTCTGGATCAATTTGTATTTCCGGAGAACTTTTAGTTTTGGCTTCTAATATTTCCGACAAGATATGGTCATATTTTTCGGCATGTATCTTGGCAATATCTTTGGTTTTGGGTGTACTATATGTTTTTTTCAAATAATACCAACCATAATGCAATAATGTAATAACAATAATGGAAACTATGACTGACTGTAAAACCCACCACATTAATTATATTTTCAGGATATTTGGTATTCCAACATATTCGGCAAAAAATTGCCTAAATATTTAGCAAAAACTATATAAATATATTTTGCGCAATCATATATCTATTACTATACTCATACTTTAGAAGTATGCCATCTATTATTATTGTTGAAAAACTCGGAACGATTAAACAAGTATCTATGAAATCCGTCGTAGAAACGGAATTGTATAAAAAAGCAGGATTAAAAGCGGCGGACGGGTTCAAATGTTTTACTAGTTGGTCAGTTGAATATGCTAAACACCAATATACGATTAGCTTGTATGGTAAAACAACTGGGAGGGCCAATTACGAAAACAAATACGAGTTTCCTCCGCCTGTTGATAATACGCTGTTTTTCGGTAGTTGCATTCTGATTGCTAAATCAGCAGAAGGTGCTATAGTTGATTTAACCGAAGATATGTGGGAAAAAATATACGAAACATTGTATGGTGGATTTGAAGATATTGGGGAAGAAGATAGCGAATGTGAAAGCGATAGTGATATTGAAGATGCTGAAAAAAGAACAAAAAATGGATATGTAAAAGACGGATTTGTAGTAGACGATGACGAAGAAGACGATGACGAAGAAGAGGAGGATGACGAGGAAGAGGAGGATGATGAAGATGGATATATCCCTCCGCCTAAAAAAGAATCGAAATCAAAAAAAACGGGTTCGGCTAAAATCAAAAATGCATTTGAATTGCAAAACGTGCAAGAGGAAAATTACTTGGATTGCACTAGCGAATTAAGTGAAGAAGAATATTTAGATTAACGTACTAGGGAATTATAGTCATTACATAAAAAATAAGACAATGAAATTGGTTCAATAATAATTTTTTATACTAACACATCCCGTTTTGTGTATAGAGTTCTGTACAATAAAATATTTATCTGAATAAACCAGTAAATATACAATGTATAAAACCCATACATGCTTCCCAAAAATATAAACGTCAGTGTGAAATTATCTTTTGAATACTTCTCGGTAATAATATAAATATGCGAGTCAGGTGAAATTACACTATAGAAATCAATGACACGTATTTTCAAAAATAATAAATAAAAAACGGCTAAGTTAATTTTATAAATAACTGTTTTTCTATCCAACCAATATCTAAAAACTAAAAATATAGATGATATTTCAGTTTTACAAAAAATATAACCAACCGATACATAATCATACGATTGAACATTTTTTACATACACATAAATCATTATAGCAATTGAAAACATATGATGTAATTTACTAGTCGTTTCTGTAATATAAAATATATCAATAAAGCAATACAATGATATGATATGTAAACACATAGTAATCATAGCAGACGATTTGGTATAATTATAATGAATACACGAAATAGTGGATAAAATACTAATGCAAAATAGGGCTTTATTTTGATAGTTTAATAACGTTTTTTTGTCTATGAAATACTTTTGGATTTTTTTATTTTTGTTTAATGTAGGCATTATACTCATTTCACCGGTATTATTCATTTTTTTAATATTACTAATTATTAACTAATAATAGTAAGCAATTTTTATATATTTATCATTTATTGTTTATACATAATTTATAATATTTATATTGAAACGCTACAAGAATAATGACAAGAACAAATAGATATAAACATATCTATTTATTGTATTCATCTACTCCATACGCATAATCTACCTCTACATAATGATTTATTTCTTAATACCCAAAATGCACACTAAGCTGTATGAATATTTAGAATGTAGCGAAGCCAATAGTATTTCCCCTATACCTAAATTGTCATCCACTTTATCACATTACTTGTATGACATAAAAGAGCAAATAAAAGATCATATTTCGGAGTGGGATTTATACAAAAAATATACCAATACATATGAATATATCCATTCTTCTGTTCCAACCAAAAAAAAGAGTGTTGCTAAATATAAACCCCTTTCCCGATCTTATTTCAAAATGATTGAATTAATTGAGCTATTGCACTTAGAACCCCACGAAAAAGTAATACGATCATTTCATTTAGCCGAAGGCCCCGGTGGTTTCATAGAGGCCCTGGCATACATCCGCAATTGTAAAGAAGACAAATATTATGGTATGACTCTACTAGATGATAAAAACGATGATATGATACCGGCCTGGAAAAAGAGTAATCATTTTTTAGATGAAAACCGCAATGTATATATTGAAACCGGGGCCGACAAAACCGGCAATTTATTATCACTGGAAAATCTGAAATATTGCAGAGAAAAATACGGTTCATCTATGAACTTTATTACAGCAGATGGAGGGTTTGATTTTTCTATGGATTTCAATAACCAAGAACAAAATATGACGCGATTATTATTTGCCCAAATATGTTTTTCCCTTTGTATGCAATCTGTAAACGGTTGTTTTATTTTAAAAATATTTGACTGTTTTACAGAAACAACTCTAGATATGCTGGCATTATTGAGCTCTTTTTATAAAAAAGTATATATTACTAAACCGAATACGAGCCGGTCCGCCAATTCGGAAAAATACGTAGTTTGTAAAGGGTTTTTGTATAATGGCAATACTAGTTTTTACCCATTTATATACAAAACATTTAAGAATGTATTGCAACCCAATATAGTTATACAACGATTATTACCCCAATATCCAATTCCTTATTATTTTCTCACAAAAATAGAGGAATATAACTCTATTTTTGGACAGCAACAAATTGAAAACATTCACTATACATTATCCTTGATGGATTCTAAGCCAAAACAAGAGAAAATTGACAGCATTATAAAATCTAATGTGCAAAAATGTATGTATTGGTGTATAAAACATAACATACAATACAACATTTTATTCAAAGATATATCAATTGATAATCCACCAGTTTTAGCATAAACTCTTTCAAACTACGGAGTTTTCTCTAACTCCGTAAGAAAAGCTGAAGGAGTTATTCGCAATCTTGTGTATATTATTATGTAGCATACGATAGTTTTTTAGTAACACATTTCTTTAATTCGCCACTATATTTATCTACAACGGGGGTTTGTGTAACCGAGTACCCGGCACGGTCTTTGTTTGTGTATATAGTAGCGTTTACACCATATGCAAGAGCATTGGCGGTTTCGGCGCCATATACATTAGCAGTTTGCGCAGCGGCATTTGTAATTTCTTCATATCGCACGCGCGCAGTGAGATCGCTTGAACTAACCCCACCCTGAGAATAAAACCGATTATTACTCATTTTTACAGTAGGTGCCGCACAGTTGGCGTTATCTGCCACTGCATACTTGAATTGATTTTGTTCAAATGTCTGGTTTCTATCATACAAATATTGTTTGCTAGAAGTGTAATAGTTGTTCTTGTGATTCGTTATATCATATTGCTTTATTGCGGCTCCGCCGCTTCGGCATCTGCGCCTAGCATTGTCTGCTTGAGAAAAGCATATTTTAGGATTAGAGGATAATTCTATAGCTCCGCCAGTTTCATATTTACTTTTTGGTATAGTAGGATCTACTGTGTTTGCTAAAGATGTGCAGTTTCCTGCCGGGGTTAAAACCGATGAAACAATAGAATATCCATTGGGTGTTTCAAAATCTTGAATACTAGAAGAAACCCGGGGATTTCCGGAAGTTATCGTCTGTGATGCAAGTTCTTTACGATATAATTTAACTGGATTTGCCTTGAATATATTTACTTTATCCCCCTGATTCAATATATAATTATTTTTTTTCAAAGTTGACGTAATTTGATTCAATGTCTTTCCTTTCCACGAAATATACCTAAGTTCATTTAATTCTAATCTAGCTGTACTATCTATATTTGCCATAGTTATATATTATAGTAATATAAGGTTTTTGCATATATGATTTTATAGTGATTTTATATTCTAAATAAAAACTATACGATATGGATGATATAACAATAAATAACACTAATGTAGATTTTGTACTAGGGTATGAAGATTTAGCTAAATTGGACTTTGAAGAAACTAAAATGGGTTACGGAAAAAATATTCTTGAAAATACAAATGAACGAGTTGTCGCGGAACAAAATACATTAGATTATTGTAATCCTAGTTTCCAAGAAACTCAGAATATAACCATTAGTATAGAAGCCGCGGAAATTGGTATGTCTACAACTAAATATTTGTCTGTTATTCCTAAAATAGTTTTTATTGTCCCTTATCGCAATAGAGAAACACAATTGATTGCATTTAAAAGTCATATGAAATATATATTAGAAGACTATAATCAAGAAGATTATGTTATACATTACATTCATCAAACAGATGACCGAATATTTAACCGAGGTGCAATGAAAAATATTGGATTTATAGTTGTCAAAAACAAATACCCAAATGACTACAAAAACATTACACTAGTGTTCAATGATGTGGATACTATGCCTGCTGAAAAAAACTTATTTCACTATGATACAATGCCTGGAGTGGTAAAACATTTCTTTGGGTTTACGTATACATTGGGTGGAATTGTTTCCATTAAAGCCGGTGATTTTGAAAAAGTAAATGGATTCCCTAATTTTTGGGCCTGGGGATATGAAGACAATCTAATACAAAGACGACTTGAAAAAAATGGTATTACTATAGACCGCAATATATTTTATAAAATCGGCGACAAAAACATAATACAAAAAAATGACGAAATCACACGTGAAGTAAATCAAAGTGAATATGACAGATATTTGAGAAATACACAAGAGGGCATTTATTCTATACAAAACTTAGATTACACTATAGACGATAAATCTGGATTTGTTAATGTAAAATGGTTTAATACTGAATACAATCCAAATATAAACAAATATAGACTACACGATTTGCGTAAAGGTCCAATGCCATATGATACAAAGTTCGGGATGATGTATAACAACCGGAGAATAAGAGGCGGACGAATGCGTATGGGTATATAGCTACCGTGTTCCGATGAATATTTACACCCTTTGATGTGTAAAATCTCCAATTTTTAGTTTCAGTCGGTGTATAGTAAAACTAAATCTACGAAAACCTAATAAATAGAGTAATTCATATTATATATCTATCCAATAATATGAATATTGTAATAAATCCATACCAGTTTAACAACAAAAATATATTTTTTTTAGAAAAGAAAAAAAACAATATCATAGATGGTTGTTTTTCTAAAGTAATATATTCATCCGAAAATTTCACAATGAACGGAATATTTTTTGTAATACCATTCATAAGTAAACTTGGTACACAATATACATCGTCATATTCTAAAATATCTGTACGTGAATCACTAGGCTATCAAGACTGTGTGGAAAGCAAACTCGTCGTTTGTTTTTATACCCACGATGTTAAAAACTTGCAATATATAACATTATTATCTGAAATTGAAAACAATATTGTAAACACTTACAAAGAAATGAATGGATTAAAAAAACGCAATAATTTAGTGTTAACAAATCAGCTATATAAGGGTTGTTTCAAAATATACAAAGAAACTCAAAATAACAAATCGCTAAATGAAAAAAAATATATGCTGAAAATATCCGGCGTATGGGAAAATGCAGAAGAAGTTGGTATTACATATAAGTTTATTGAAATATGTGAACATATATTATAGATTTCGTATAATTATATACTATTATAAGTATTTGTCAACAATGCATTTAGGTAATAACGTATCTCGTATAGCATCCATTTTTTTGAAACATTTGTTAATAGTTACGTCACTAACGCCGGAAATGTGCTTTATATTTGTTTTTGATATATTCATATTGCAATAATATGAAATAAAATATACAATTCCTGCAGCTATTGCGTGTGGAGTATTGTCAGTAATAATATTATTTTTCTCCAATTTATTTGCAATAAACTTGCATAACATAGTTAACTCCACGTTCATATTCAACTTACTACAATATCTCTCAATAAACGAACTAGGTGTAGTCATTTGCAGTTCGGTTTGCTGTGATAAATCAACGCTTCTCTCAATATTATGCAATATATTCACTGCCATAGAACACCCATTTGTAGCGCTGGTTTTATCTAAACTGAATATTTCCGCAATTTCGTGAGCAGTTCTAGGGCACCCATTTAAACGACAAGAAATATATATGGATGCGGCTTTGATACCATCACGATTCAATCCCCTAAACATCTTCTGTTCAGAAATATCTTTATGAATGGATATAGCGTCGTCTATCAGTATTTTTGGAATACCTGCATTTTGAGCCATAATCGTAATAAATTGAAACTCGTTGTATAGCGATTTTTCTTTATGTGGCATAGATTGCCATTCTGTCCATTTGCGGATTTTCTTCATTTCATACGAAAGATTAGAAGAAGCCATAACTTTGCAACCAAAAGACGATTCAACCAATAGCGGGTTAATTGGATTACCGCAACGAGTCGGATCCGCCGAGTTTTTATCATCTGCACCATAAAATCTCCATTCTGGAGAATAATCTAACGTATCCGTGTATATAACGGAACACGCTGAATTGGTACAAGTTGGAAATCCATCTTCCATAATAACTAATACTGAAGTACATAAATGACATAACCCTTGTTCTCTATGTTCATAGACACATTCAATATCTGGTTGACTAGGATTCAATTTAGATTGTTGTGTATTTTTCTCTGTATCAAATATATCCCATAATCGCGACTTTTCTGCCTGGGAAATTGTATTTTTTTTTTTGTGAGTTTTTGATTTTGCATTTTCCTTTTCCTTTTCATTTGGATACATATGATTAGTTTTGGAAGATGACTTTAGGATATTTTGACTTAATTTAGCATCAACTATATGTACAATTGACTGTTCGCTACATTCCGCTTCCATTGTTGCTATATTTTTATTGGTATTATATTTATGCGGTTTTGCCTTAATAGTTATTATACAGTCGCTGTTATAAATAATACCAATTGATTTGTTAGTATTTTTCATTTTTACTATTATATAGACTATTATTAATTATACTGTGTTTCAATTTTATAGAAAAAAATATCATAAAAATATAGAAAGACAAATGAACTTAGTAGATGCATTTTTCAATAAAATACCAAATATATTTTGGGTAAATACGGCTAAAACTCTTATGCAAGAAATATGTGATTCTATTATCAATGATATGGATGATCCGGATCCTAAAAAACAAAGACACGCTAAAATACAAATCCTAAATGTTTTTATAAAGTTTTTAAATGAAAACTTTTCTGTCGCAAATACCGCGGTTTTGTCAGATAGATTTAAAGATGATTTTTTGAGAGGGGTAATGAACACAATTAAACATCCAATGGAAAGTTTTTTAGAAAATGATTATATAAATCTATTAGTTTTGAAGAAAATATTGGATACAGATGATAAACTCAGTAAAAATGGAAAAATATTCTTAAATGTATTGCAATATGCAATAATAGAAGTTCAGAGAAAATTCGGGAAAGATACGCCAATAAATAAGGCCCGTAAAGTAATACAATTGATAAAAGAACAACTAAAACCACTTACGGTAGTATCTGAACCCAATAGCCCTATACCAATGCAATCCGGTGGTAATTCGGATATACTAAGGGAAATAGATGATGCGATACAATTGTTGACAGAAATGCGCCCTGCTATGAATGAAGAACAATTTAATAAAATAAATGAAAAACTTCAAGGTGTTCGTAAATATGCTATTACTAATAAATCTGAAATAGTCAACCCAGATTCTAATGGTATACCTAACATTATTCAAGGTCCTATACAAGGGACTTCAGCTGCACTAAATAATGTGGTACAAGGCACTTCAGCTGCACTAAATAATGCGGTACCAGACTCTTCAGCTGCACTAAATAATGTGGTACAAGGCACTTCGGCTGCACTAAATAATGTGGTACAAGGCACTTCAGCTGCACTAAATAATGCGGTACCAGACTCTTCAGCTGCACTAAATAATGTGGTACAAGGCACTTCAGCTGCACTAAATAATGTGGTACAAGGCACTTCAGCTGCACTAAATAATGCGGTACCAGACTCTTCAGCTGCACTAAATAATGCGGTACAAGGCCAGGCTACTGCACTAAATAATGTGGTACAAGGCACTTCAGCTGCTCTAAATAATGTGGTACAAGGTCCTACTGCTATGTTATCTGGATTAACGAATACTCTTACTCATCAAGTATCCAGTATGCAAGACGAGACAAACCGTAAAATACAAGAAACTCAAGCAAAAGCATTATCGGAAGCTAGTGCGCACGGAGAAAAACTACTAAGGGAATCTTTAGGAAAAGCTACAGGTGAAATTAGTGAAAAGGGAGAAGAACTATTAAAAAAAGTATTAGGTAATATAGAAAAAGGTCCTGAAGTATACAATTCCGCAGCAGAGGAATTTGAAAAAATCAAAAAAAAATATAGTCTACCTACTATATCAAGTTTATCTTCTAAAATTATAGAGGAAGTATTCAAAAACTTTTCAAAAACAGACAAAAAGGGGTATTCGGAAATACGTGAAGATATATATGAAAAGTTTTTAGGTGCTCTAAATGATCATTTACGAGGTCCAGAAGGAAGACAAATGTTTTTACGTACTATAGACCCATTTTTGACAAACTGTATTGACAATGTTATAGATAGTGGTGCAGTTGCTATAGTAAGTATTATACATTTAGTATCCAAGGTTTCAACTATTCGTGAAATTGTAGAAAGTTCTCTTGTTGTTGGATTTGAACAAATTGTAAATAATACAATGGTAGATGAATTTGGAAACTTGGATCCTTTAGAAGATACTTTGTTTGTTGAGTTTGTAATATATAGAAATATTTTGCCTAAAATGACAAAATTATTAGAAACAAAAAATCCGCTAAATCAATTGTATGCAAATATGAACACAATGGAATACGATGAGACAGTTATTAAAGAGAAACAGAACAAAGACTATAAAAAAACACTATGTTCTTCATATGCGTATATGGGAAATGAGCCAGTTGTAGGTGTTGTTCAACCACCCTCTACCATTTCTAGTGTCCCTACTAGTGAAACCATATTTGAAGGTGAAACTCAACAAGCAATACAAAACTCATTAAATATGCCCGGTGCGTACTTTATACCTGGAATAAATACCCCACAATCATCCCCCGTTGCAAGTGCTCAGTCTAGTGAAAGCATACTAGAAAACGATACTGAACAAGCAATAAATGCGTCTCTGCAAAACTTGCCAGAGGCAGTTGAAGTTAAACCAGAAGAACCCCCGGTTAACCCACCAGGATATAAAAATGGTGGAACAAGAAGTAATACAATTAAAAAACAAGTCCGATTGCAAAATAAACAAACTAGATATAGCAGGTAAATAAAACATATTATTTCATAAATAGCAATAATATGTCTAACTAAATGTCACCTTTTTCTCTATTTTCTGGAAATGTTCCGGTTTATATACTAAATTGCCAGATGGCTTGTATTGATCTATAGGAGTGTATTGCTTTTGTTCTTTTTGAGGACACCCGCCTGATTTATCATTGAACAATTTAGAGTTAAGGTTCTCGTCTTCTTCTTCATTTCCGCCTTTTTTTACTAAATTGCCAAATTGATCAACTACATTACCAGTTTTTTTCTTTATTTCATTACGTACATACGATGGGACCCAGTGCATCCACGATACAAATAAAGTGTTTGGATGCATATATCTGACGTGAAATCCATTGTCTTCCAACTTTGTTACTAAATATGCTATACATTCAGATTTATCATATATTGGTTCTCCAAATATGTATTCAGGGACAGTAAACCAAATATGTTTATCATTTGATTTTGTTTTCCCAACAGTATTAATACGTTTATGTATCCTACCCAATAATTTATTGAATATAGATAATTGTTTCAAATCCCGCCGGTGATTTTTCTCATATAACTCATCTATATTTATTTTTTCATTTGTATCTTCGTCAGTTACGTATAAAAATGCCATAGTATATAGTGCATATATAAAAATATTTTACTGTAAAAAACATATAAGAAAAATACCACGTATATACGTATTTATAAAATGGAAGAAACTACTACTATAAAGCATTTAGTCATAACGGGAGGGGGTATAGCAGGAATTACTGCCTATAGTATTTTACGCGAATCGCATAAATCAGGTATATGGAATATAGAACACATTGAAAGTATTTATGGAACTTCGGCTGGCGCTATTATTGGCATATTTATTGCACTTAAATATGATTGGGCTGAAATAGATAATTATATAATAAAACGTCCATGGGAAAATGTGTTTAAGTTTGATATTGACGCAGTTCTCCGTTCTTTTGATTCTAAAGGTATTTTAGGGAAAAAAATAATAGAAGAAATGATATGTCCCTTGTTGAAAGGAAAAGATTTGGAACCCACTATTACAATGAAAGAGTTATATGAATATTCCAAGATACATATTCATATATTTAGCACTGAAATACATAAATATGAGACTATTGATATATCACATAAAACCCATCCAGATTGGAGAGTTATAGATGCGGTATATTGCTCTGCTTGTTTACCAATTATATTTATGCCCTATTTTAAAGACGGTGGATGTTACTCCGATGGTGGTATAACAAATAATTATCCGATTTATACGTGTTTGGAGAACGGTGCAAATCCAGATGAAATATTAGGTATTACGTTGCCTAAAGAACAAGAAAAAACTAAAACAATAACAGAAGAATCGTCCTTATTTGATTACTTATCTTTTATTTTGAATAAAATGTATAAACAAGCGTACTTATCCTCTATAAAAAACAAGGACTATACAATAAAATATGAAATAGAAATTGAGAACGCGATTATTTCATTGTATGATTTTGTCCATATTTCGTCGTCTCAAAAAGAACGTTCTCTATTATTAGATAAAGGCGTTGGAATATGGAACAAGTTTATGGAGAACTTAGTAAAATAACATATATTTCTAGAAAATACATTTACGTGTTGTTCTTGATAACTTATTATTTTGTAAAACACAAGTGAAATAAACAATAGTGTAATAATATTTGTATTGCACTATTTGACTGTATTATATAGCATTTTTATCTACTTGTTCCAGATAAAACCAATTGTTCTAACCCAGTCTTTGTGACCTTTGCATCATAGTCAATCTTATTATCCCCGACAAGCATAATAATAGTAGGATATGACTCAATGTTATATTGTTTTATGAGTGCCGCAGTTTTCTGGTCTTTCTCGTCTGTACAATCTATTTCCTGACAACTAATTCTATATTCATTTACCACCTTATTATTATTATATTCTTCTTTAAACTGTTGCCATTCTGGCGTTGCTTTTCGGCAATGGGGACACCAATTTGCAAAGAAAAATAAAACCTGGGCCTCTTTTTTACGCGTATTTGTGTTTGCCACATCCGAGAACTCTTTTATATCGGCCTTTTTTTCATAAACCTTTTGGTATACATTATACCCGATATAGGAAAATAGCACAACTAATAACACAATGAAAATAATGCGTGAATATCTACTTAAAAACCGATTATACAATAAATTAAGAATGCCTGACATTATATATTATCACTATAGATAAATTGTCCAAAAATACCGAATTATAGCTATGTTCTCTTGTAAACTATTCCCTAAATGTTTATTTAGCAAATGATTTTTATTTGCAAAATACATTTTATCAAGTTATTATAATAACATTTAAATAAAATATGAATGAAACACAGAGAATACATAGACGTTCTAGTAAAAAAACGAGAAAATCTGTATTTACGCGAAAACATTATTCAAGTAATGATGGAATGCTAACTACAGTATGGGGACCAAGTACGTGGCATCTATTACATACGATGAGTTTCAATTATCCAGTGAATCCAACTTGCGACGATAAGCGCAATTATCGCAATTTCATATTGAGTTTACAATATGTATTACCTTGCGGAAAATGCCGTAAAAACTTGAAAAACAACTTCAAAAAACTGCCTTTGAAAATGTGTCATATGGAAAACCGCGCCAAGTTCTCTCTTTATGTCTATAAATTACACGAAGTGGTCAATAAAATGCTGGGTAAGAAATCTGGTCTATCGTATGCCGACGTTAGAGAGCGATATGAACATTTCAGGTCAAGATGTGCTAAATCTATTGAAGAATTAAAACGAGAACACGAAGAAATGATGAAAAAATCCGAAAAGGGATGCACAGAACCATTATATGGTGAAAAAGCTAAATGTATTTTGAAAATTGTTCCGGATGATACACCGTGTAATACATTTGATATAGACGAAAAATGTATGAAGAAAAACTGAAGCTCGATTGAACATAGATTGGAGATGTAAGTGCAACTCGGATGCGAAGCGGAGGGTTGTCGCACATTTTCAGTAGCGAAGCAAATGAAAATGATAAATAATTTGTTTATTTAGCGGTATATTCATAATAATTTGATTGGATAACTTGCTTATAATAAAATAAATACGTGGTAAATATATAGAACACAATATATATAATGTCAGATTATGAACCAAATACGCATTCGGTAGTAGATAACTCCGATATACCAGTAAAAAATGACGTACAATCATCTAATACTAAACCCAATGTCCCTTTTTGGAGTGAAAATCCCAATATTATTTTGAATACGAATTATGTATTTGAGTTTTTCCCCACGGATTCTATGACTTATTCTCAAAAACTAAATGCCATATCCAGGTTAATAATAGTACTAACAATGATTGGCTTTATTTTAACCAGAAGTTTTAGAGTTCTCCTAGTTTCGGTTATAACACTTTTTTCTTTATATTTGATTTATGGTCATAACAAAAAATCCGAAAATAGCGATAAAGATTTAGAAGGTTTCGGAAACCCCGCCTTAGATATGTTGAATGATATGAACAAAACTACATCCTCTGAAGTTTTTGATACGCCTACTCCGGAGAACCCATTTAGCAACGTTCTAATGAATGATTATGACTATAATCCTCATAAAAAACCTGCTCCGCCTATTGCTAAACCGGAAATAAGTGATAATATATTGACAGATGCCAAAACAATAGTTCAAAAAATGAACCAGGGGCAGCCAAATATTGCTGATAAACTTTTCCGAGATTTAGGAGAACAATTTGTTTTTGAACAATCTCTACGTCCTTTTTATTCTACTGCTAGTACTACTATTCCAAATGATCAATCTGGATTTGCGGACTTTTGCTATGGTAGTATGATTTCTTGTAAAGAAGGCAATCTATTTGCTTGTGCTAGAAATAATTCATCTAAATATATAAACCAATAAATAATATTGTACGATTTTCTTGTGTAATAGTATAATATACAAGAAAAATGTCCAGTGTAAATAGCTATATGTTTAATAATATGGGTAGAATTGGTACAGATGTTACAGATAAAACCCAACAAACACTATACAATACTCGTATTGCCAATTACAATTTATCCAACTATTTTTCGTCAGACAAGTCGGATAATCACGTGTTATTTGCCACAATGCAACCATCTGTTACGTATAATGGTGTAAATGGTGGAAGTGGAGTTGGCGGAGGCGTGGTTGATTATGAATCATTATTACTCAATCAGTCCGAACAAGAACGCCCTTTGGAAAAAGTCCAGTTGACTCAACGAATGTTTGTAACTGTTCCTTATTTAGGAAGAGGTGCTGGAAATACTGATATTGAATCGCAACTTCAACAAGGTGAAATAATAGATCATAAGAAAAGTACATCCACTATTATGGAGAAATCATTTATGCCATATTCACTCCCAGTCACCGACTATAATATGAATGAGCGCGTTGCTAATCCTGCGTACACTGTAGAAGAAGTTGCAATGGAAGGATGGGTTCGCGGCGGTGCAGACGCACGCAATTTGTCATATAAGAAATAAAGTCGCGATATTTATCACATAAATGACATAAATATAAATGACATAAATATAAATGACATAAATATAAATGACATAAATATAAATGACATCTATATTTTATTTAGGAAAACTATGGCCGATTTTGAACAACAAGTTGCAAACCCGCCATCAACTATATCAGATTCAAATGTAGATGTAGATGACCCAGTTGGCGATAAAACATTGCCGAAAGATCATCCATATTACAATATACCGATCAATTTCAATGTTATAACCCCTATATACAATACCAATGAAGAATATCGCAAAGCTTTGCAAGAATTATGTTTTTTACGCTATCCAGACACATTTCCAGAAGGTGATTATCCAGAAGGAACTGACCCAGAATCTTGTCACGAAATGACATATGATCTGGAAAATATGACCTATGCCCTAGATTTCATATGGCACAATACGCGAAACCACACGTTGTTTATTGAGTTATATAAATTGGCAGCGATTGAAATGATGACAGAAGATTTGGAAGTAGGTTTAGCTATTTTGTTTTCATATGATTATTTGATGTTTTTTTATCCGGTATTTCGCGAATATATGGTATTGAATAAGCAGTTTGATGAACGCCATCCTTTATATATGTTATTAAAACAAAAACTTTCAAAAAAATAACCTGTCTATATGCTATAGATATGTCTTCCACTAGAACGAAAAATACACCCGGGAATTACGATTTAGAACAATGGACTTATAATAGAAATGCCACCTGGTGCACTGCTGAATATAGAGGTCCTCCTCCTCAAACCAATTTACCAGGCAATGGGCTATTACCCGGCAATGTTTCCAGAACGCAATTATCCGTCAACTCGTGTGATATAGAATCAATGTTGTTGGGAATTGGTTCGACCAATTTGGTTGCTCCCCAAGAACCCGTCGTGGCTCAAATCAAAGAACTGCCGTCGCTCAATATTTGCACAAAAATCCCTCTATTGATTCCGGCAAACTTAACTGTCCAGCCTAACCAGCGCCCACAGTTTAATTGAAATATATAGTAAATATAAAATAATAGTATTATAAATACACACTATTATTTTGTTATCCTACAAGTACCCACCCCTATTTTGGATTCCCCACCGGGGGGGATTCCAAATATTGATATTATAATCCAACGGGTTTCGGCGATATTCCACTGCGGCTAATATAAAACAACTATCCCAATTTCCAACTATAGCATATGCATTGAGCAAATATTCGAAATTGAAAAACCCGGCAAAATATTCACGCTCCAACTCTTCATTACTCATATAACCACTCTGTATTCTCCATACCGCTGATTCGCGGAAATCATTTGGGCACCGGGTCTCATCCGTGTTATACAAAATGGTTATATCACTATTGAGAGAACTATTATAATTGGTTATATAATCCACCGCCTCATTTGTATCACAACACAATACAATATTTTTAATATTGTGTATATGGCACATTTCAATACATTTATCTGCATATAACTTCATATCAATATAATTGGTTTCCATTGACGGCCCCCATATTTTATCACTCAACCGAATATGCATTCCAATATATTGCAAGTTCTCGTCTTTTATTTTGCGATATAGCTGATTATTGTTCAATATATTGCATATATATGCATTCGGTTTGTATATTTTGTGCAATAAATCTTGATGAAACTCTTCTACTGTTGCATAATTATCATGTTTAAATGCATAACGTTCTTCTAAATGTTCTTTCAAATATTCGTATTTCACTACTTTTTCCGGGTCTATGTCCGATTCTTGAATTGTTGATATATCTTCATAGTAATGATGTACAGTGTTTCCTCGGAAAAATACCCGGCTGCCATTGTTTTTATAGAAAAATGCATACCCGTTTTTGATAGCTTGTATATATGCCCATTTTACGTGCAATAAGTGCGCACCAAATGGCCACCATAAGTGTTCAGTTACTAATGTTGTTGTCATATAATATTCTATATTATATGATTTTTATATATGTTTGTACTAATTGAACTTTACAATAATTTTCACGCTTTCTTTTTTAATACATTTGCACGCTGAAACGGACAACTCTTCGCGCTTCTTACGCGTTTTATCATTTACCGACGTAGCTTCTTTATTATCTAATGAGAACTTGCGTTTGGATGTGCTATTTCGCGCATTCATATCATTTTCTATTTCTTCATAATTGGCCTTTATAAAATCAATGATTTTGTTCTCTATAGCCCATTTGAAAAAATTGAGTTGGCCAATTGTCGTTTCCATATACTTTTCCTCATCATAGGGAATGGAAATACGTTCCCATCTGCAAAACGGATCAAATCGCTTTTTTGAATACGCTTTCAGTTTGAGTTTGTAGTCATTGTAGACTTTGAACCTTGTAAGTTCTTCTTGTCCACTAATACGCTGGGTTTGTAAATCATACACTGTATAGTACTTTTTGGCAAAATTGGTGACAAACCAATCTACAATACGGAGCGATATCTTAGATTCACCATTGATTATATTCATCATTTTGTGTATGTTCTCTTTGTTGTCATAAAACTCCATTAAATTGCGCATCAATAAGTCATTTTGAGTATTGGATGAAATAGTTGCAATAGATGTCATTGTATGAATGGTTTATTAAGCATTTTTTATATGGATTTATACGTATTATTATTTGTTTTGTTTTTTCGAGTTTTATAAAGAATAATGAGGGAAGAGTCGGAGTTTACGTAGACTCTGCCCCATTTTCAGGATTACGTAGTGATACGGAAAATGATTATTCCTAAATAACATAAAAGTATTGGGGGATATTGTGCATACATATCTTAAATGTCTATGGAATCCGTCAATGTGTTTATCGAAATTGCTAAAGGTTCTCATATTAAGTATGAATATGACAAGGAAAGGCGTGCTCTAGTGTGCGATAGAATATTGCATACTCCATTCAAATACGAGTTTAATTATGGATTTATTCCAGATACATTGAGTCTAGATGGCGACCCGATTGATGCAGTTATTATTATGGACGATGAATTGGTCCCGGGGTGTTATATCGATTGTAAAATCATCGGATTTTTAGAAACGGAAGACGATGCCGGAGTGGATCCTAAATTGATTATGTGTCCTTCGACCAAAGTCGATCCTACTTATTTACATATCAATGATATAACACATTTACCTAAAATGACTTTGGACAAAATCAAGTATTTCTTTATGCATTACAAAGATTTGGAGAACAAGACGGTCATTGTGGGCGATTTTAAGGGTAGGGGGGAAGCTATAATGATTTACAAGAGTGGGTTAGTTTATAATGAGTAGATTGTTATAATGGGTATTTTATACACTGCAGTTAGAGTTGTATTTTGCTATGTTATTGCATTGTTGTATAACTAATTCGTGTGAATAGTCTCGTTTCATCATATTGCAGTCTCCACAGCAAGACCTGCAATTATTCTCCGTATATCCAATAGAATTATCAAAACGGTCTATACCATTTTTGTGTGTTTGAGTAGGTTCTTTTCCACATAAATAGCACGGTTGTGAAACAATTGTTTTATAAAACTGTTTATTTATTTCTATACCATATCTTTCTATAGAACGTTTGTTATATGCACAATAATGGACAATATTATGGTCTGTAAATGATTCTGGATATAGTTGGCAACCGTCATTTGTATACTGTGCAATATGTATTGCACGTTTTATAAATATATCGCTATGTGTGGTTTTTTTCATAAAATTACAAATAGAACAACACGATACGCTATTTTCTATAGTATAACCAATAGTATTGTTTTTTCTATCTACTCCATTGAACCCAACTTTGTTCATACCATTGCAATAACTGCAATTTTGCGATATGATAGCCAAATAATCATCCATGTTTAATTCAAAACATAAATTACGTTCGCGTGCATGTGTTTTATAAATAGTATAATGATATTGGTTTGATTTATATCTTACATTTACTGACCATTCTTTTTTCTTTTGTTTACGTTCTTCTTTTGATTCGGCAATGCGAGCTTTTGCATTGCGTTCTTCTTTATTCCGATTTTTGTCATATATTTTACATTTTGATCTACATGTAAAACACGTTTTTGTTGTATTACCTTTTTCACCAATATATTGGTCGTTGTTTTGGTATTTATTACATACGGTGCATATTTTTATTGATAAACCATTATTTATACAATCCATTATTTTTTAACAAAACAAAATATACAATAAATACTAATTATATGTGTAAAAATATATCAATCAATTTTCTAATACTATTTTTAATTTGTTATAAAAAATAATGAATGTATTTATTATTTTTTATAAAATGTCATGTATAATATGCACCATAAAAATATATAATGCGTTTAATTGGAATAGGCTCTCGACTACCCCTAAGTTTCCCTAGGGGGATGGACTGTATCTTAACCCGTCTCAGGTTGCTTAGACCTTCAACAACGAGCGATTACCGTTCAGTCTCTGACGGCTAACCATAGACTAGCATATTACAAAGGCGTCTTTAGGTTATAACCATGCGGATTGCCCAATCCTCAACATTATTACTATACCCGAGTTCTATTCTCGGCCATCTGAGTGTTTACAGCACAGACTTAGTAGTTGAGGCTCTAAGGGGTTTCCCGAACAACAAGTAATCTTGCAAGGACTTTATCCTTACTAACAACTGACCATAATACAGGGGTCTAACCGAAGTTTCCACAAACATTGCCTGTTTATTTGTGGCGGGTTGTTTTTCTGAGCATACTCTTCCAAAACTAGTAAAACTAGTTTGAAAAAGCTACCCCGGCCATTCCTGACATGAGACGTAAAACGTTGTAATTAACCGCGTACACACGGACCTTAGCCGTGGCAGTTCCCGAAACAGTGGCAGCAGAAAGGACAAGCTGGAGGGTAGCATTGTCAATTCTGGAGAAGTTGCAGGTTCCCGATGGTTGGTGCTCCTCAGGGCGCAGGGCGAAGGAATACACGTTGATACCAGTGTCGGGGTTGCGGGTGTGGTGTTGGTAAGGTTGGACGACGTCGAAGTAAGAACCCTCACGCTCAGAGAAGCGATCTTGGCCGTTGAGCTGCAACTTGGCAGTGACAACGGGGTTCTCACCCCAGCAGTGCATATCGAGGGCGGTCTCAGCAAGCACGAAGGTGCCGGCATCGGAGAGACCCGAAGTGGAAAGGGCACCACCCTCATTTGCGAAGTCAGCACCCCAGGTGGCACCAGCGCCAGCGGAGGCAGCATCCATAGCACCACCCATCTGGAAAAGACCAGATGCAGTGATGAAAGCCTGGGAACCAGAGGTCTCAGCAGGGCCACCGAAAGCGTGGATGGCGTTGGGGAGAGCATCAATGGCATCAGTGTAGTTGAAGGGCTGGGCACCAAGGGTCTTGAACAAAGTGGATTGACCCTCCAAGGATGAGCAGTAATCAACGTTGGCATCAGGTTGAACAACCCAGATGAGCTCCTTGACGGGGTGGTTGAAGTTCAGCTTGATCTTGTTGCTGGAAGATCCGACCGACTCATCACCAGTGAATTGAAGTTGCTCAATGAGGTATTCGTGGGGGTTCTGGGCCATCTTGCGGCGTTCATCAGTGTCAAGGAAGACATAGTCAACGTAAAGGGAGGCAGCAACCAATGAGGATTGGTAAGCACTGGGGACAGAGAGGGTTCCAGCAACTGCACCAAGGGTCTTAACCGCCCACAAGCACTCGCCAATAGGGCGGAAGTCAATGTTGATCTTGATCTCGTGGTATTGAAGAGCAATCAAGGGGAGAGCAAGGCCGGGGTTGCGGTTGAACCAGAAAAGGAGGGGCACATAGAGAGTGGTCTCAGGCAAAGCATTGCGAGGAGCGCACACTTGAGCAGGGCCACCGTTGGCAGCGCAAGGTCCGGAGACGTTGGCGAAAGCGGGGTCAGTGATGTAGGTCAGTTGGGTGGTCTGGCCGATCATCTTGAAATATCCCTTCTTTTGCTCAGAGGTCATAGTGAGCTGGTTCCAGATGTGCATCCAGTCACCAAATTGACGGTCAATGCGTTGACCACCAATCTCAACCTCAACTTGGGCAATGAGTTGCTCACCAATGAAGTCCAACCAGCGGGCATACACACCATCAACGTTTGCGCCAGTGGTGGGCTTCATCGATTGGTTAATCTCAGGGAGAGTAACCTGGAGGTAGGTGCGGTAGGCAAGATCTCCGTTACGGGAGATGGTGCAGGTAACTCGGCGACCGAAATCGGCTTGGCCAGAGAAAGTTTGCTCAATACTCTCGAGCGAGAAGTTGGTGTGTCTGCGATATGAGACCTTCCAGAAGGTGATCTCAGGGGTTCCAGTAAGGAAAACGTCTTGTGCGCCGTAGGCGACTAGTTGCATTAGTGCTCCACCCATGGTGTCGGTTGGTTATATACTATATAAAGAAAATAATTTCTGAGAATTGCTAAATAATTATATTTTTATAAACTGCTAAATAACTTTGAAATACTTATTTAGGAAAATGCGTTTATACTTCAAAATATACCAATTCTACTCCATACCGTCATAATACAATTGCACTATTTCAATAGTTTTGTCTGTATTATTAGTCAGCCAATAATGTATTTGATTTTTCAAAACTTCTAATCGTGTAGTCCATTCTTTTGTTTTAAGTCTATTAATTGCTAAAATACCCGTTTTTTTCAGCTTCCAACAAGATGATATTTTTACGCCAGTTTTATCAATATAATCATCTGGGTTAAATCGAATGAAAACAATTGGTCTATGTCCCAAATCCTGCGATAACTCCATCAATCTTTTATTTTCACAACTACAATCATATGCATTGTGTTGATTTTCATCTATTTCTACAATAATAACTTGATAACCTAAATCCAATAATAAATCAGGACGCCTTTTTGAACAACCGTCAGCTACTTTTTTGTCTGAATACCACGTCATTTGTGGAAAGGTTTCTATAACGCTATCTACCACAGTTTTTTCTTTTGTTTTATAATTTCGACTTATTGGTTTATCTGGAAATAAGTTCATATAACAATACACACAATATCCTTCATATTTATTCGAAACTTTAGTTAAACACCAATCAGATAAACATATTTTTGCAAATACATCTACCATTTCATTTTCTTTATGAGTTATACAATATTTTGCCGATTTTATATTTTTAAAATTGTATATAGCTCTAAACTCACATCCATTCATAAAGCATTTTCGGTGAAACACATCTACCATTGTTTCGGTTTTATGTTCTGAACACATTTTAGCCCGATGATTACCTGGTTCGCTATATGTTGGATTTTTATGACACCCTATATATTGACATCTTAAATGCTTTCCATCAATCATTCCCTCTGTTTTATGCTCAGCACAAAAACGTGGTTGTGTATCTTCCAAATACTTGTAAGATGGCATTTTTGAGCACTCAGGATGTTCGCACCGTTTGTGTTTTATATCCACCATATCAGTCAATTTATGTATAGAACAATATGCGCCCACTTTTTCACCAGCTATATTGAATTGTGCAATCAATCCACATCCTTCTTGCTGACACCGTTTGGATACCACATTCACCATTCCGTCGGTCTTATGTTCCACACAATATTTGGCACTCGCACTTCCTGCCACATTATAAATAGGAGTTGTATAACATCCTGCGGCGGCACACCGTTTGAGTTTTACATTGACCATCCCACCAAGTTGATGAGCCATACAATATTCCCCTTTTGTCATACCCAGATAATTGTATATAGCACGTTTATCGCAGTTTTCAACTAAGCACAATTTATCGACCACATTTATCATTCCATCTAATCGATGGGCTGAGCAATACAATCCTTTTGTTTCACCTGGCAAATTAAAATAAGCGCTTTTAGTACAGTTTTCGGCACATTTAGGCATCTTTTTACTATTAAAAACAACTTATACTATTACACAATAAATATACAAATATGTTTATATAGTTTTAGCGTATTATGTTATTTGGTATTTTTATATGAGTAATACATTGTTTTCACCGATCGCATTTGCAATAGAATGATACAATAACAATGTTTGTTTCTCAGAGAACCCTATATATCCCATTGATTTCAGAAACCCGTTTTCCCAACGTAATTGTTGTATTGTGTAGTTTGAGTCCATATAATAACCGTTTCGTTCTGGAATATCACGTTCTGGAATATCAATTTTAAATCCACCCTCCGCTCTGTCTAATACTTGCAATGGTTCTTCGTCTGCATCTTTATGTGAATTGTAATATTCTAGTACAGGTGTGTATGAAATAGTGGGAACTAATACTTTGATTCGCATTGTATATAGATTGGTTATATATTAAATAATCGGCTAGTTTGCTATGCTAGTATATTTGTTATAGGAATCAATTTTATGACGATTAACGATTTTGCATATGATTTAGAATATGTATTTATATAAACTACATAAATATATTCATTATTACTGTTTATCAACAGCCCAATAAATGCGCTTAAATATCAAGAGGCTAAACCCCGACTCTCAAATACCACAGTATGGCTCTGCCGCTGCCGCTGGAATGGACCTATTTTCGGCAGTGGATTTAGTCGTTCCTCCACAAACCCGTAAACTAGTTAGCACAGGTATTTCCGTTAGCTGGGAAACCCAAGAAGGGCAGTGGGACGAGAATCCAGAAAAGTATTATTTGCGTATTGCACCCAGATCAGGATTGTCGGTAAAGAGCAATATCGATATTGGAGCGGGAGTAGTCGATAGTGATTACAGGGGGGAGATTTTCGTCTGTTTCATTAACAATTCGTTGGACAAGCCATATGCGATTCAAAAGGGAGACCGTATTGCTCAAATGATTTTGACCCGGTTCGAACAATTTAAAGAAGTGGTTTTGGTGGAAGAACACGTGGAAACTGCGCGGGGCGAAGGGGGATTTGGTTCAACTGGTAAATAAATCTATCCGTAATAAACATAAAAACATATAAAAAGTATATAAAATACGCAACTATGCAAATTGATGACATTTCAAAAAATCCATATAACTATTTGTTATACAGGTCGTCTCAAATTACTATAATTTCAGTATGTTATGCCATTTATAGTCAAAAAAGTGTTTATGTAATTAGTACTGGTTCTGTATTATGTACATCTTTACTATATTGGAAAAATCCTACACTCGGTTTACGTCGTAATATAGATATGATGGTTGTAAATAGTGTTTTTGTTTATCATTCCTATATGGCTATTGGAAATAATTATGCTTATGAACATTATTTTTTTACTTGGTTTGGTATTTTGTGTTATGGATTGAGTTGGTATTTTCAACATAAAAACAATGTATTTATATGTACTATAATGCATATATTATTGCACATTTTTTCTAATATAGGCGTTATTTATTTGATAGCTGGATAATTATATAGATAAACCCCCATATCAACATATACAATTGATGCATATCAAGAATCGGAAAAATGACCTAGTTATTCCACCACAATATTCTACTGTGTTATTTAAGATATCGCATTTGTTTATAATATCCGGATCATTTGCCTTTTATAGAAAACATTATGATTTTTCTTTTATAAATGGGATGTGGTATGTAACATCTACTGTATATTGGTATGACCCACGTTATGATTATAGGCGAATAATGGATATGGTTTCTATAAATAGTGGAATAGTATATCACGTGTATAGAGGACGCAATACAAATAATGCGAATGTATTACTGGGGATTTTAGGTATATTTGCATTGTGTTATTATTATAGTTGGAAATATCAGCGAAAAAATGAATTATGGATGGCTACGTATATGCATTGCGGAGTTCATATTATAGGGTTCATTATGAATATCGTTTTATATTCGGGATGTATTGATATGTATGAATAATATTTGCTATGTTTGTATATAGCAACTATTGTTGGGTTGTTATGGATTTGCGGTTGGAGAAAGTTTCATATTCCTTTGACTGTGCCAAAGGAAAATGTGCGACAACCCTTCGTTTTTCAAACTCTGGGTTGCACTTGCATATTTTGTAAAATAAAAGTGGCTAAATATTCTTCTTGGAAAACTTCGACTTTGTTTTCGTGTTTTTTTGAGAAAATATACTTGTCTTGGGATTTTTTCACGGACCAACCGTCGTTGAGTGCATTCATTATAAAAAGCATTTTTTGTAGTTGGAGTTTATCGACGGCGTTTTGTGACATTTTTCTTTATATATTTAGGCCTTTTAGTATTTTTCCGGGTTTTACGAAGACGGGAGCGTTTTTTAGTATTGAGTTTGGATTTATGTAAATTATGACGTTTTACCGATTTTGCACCGTTTTTTTTACCTCTACCCCCACTGAACCAACTATTCGGTTTACGGACTTGTGCAGCGGCTGATGCGGATGCGGATGCGGCCGGTTCATCTAGTTCCATTGAGGTTCTAGATATTTTGGTTTGTAGAACATCATCAAACATAGTTACTAAAGTTTTAGCGAACGGATCATTTTGTCCTCCTGAATTGGTAAGTATGTCTTGTTTTAATTGTGTAATTAGAGGATTACTAATTGTTAATATTTCATCTTTCATAGATGCTATAAAAGGATCGGAAAAGCCTAATCTTTCTTTCATTCTTTTAAATAAACTTTTAGAATTGGTAGAAAGTTCTTCTTTAATTGTATTAATTCTTTCATACTCCGACTTTGTATCAGTAATCTTGTTTTGCTTTAAAGCTGATTGTAATTCTGATACTGTTGGAACACTTGGTTGTCCACGTTTAGCAGAACTGAACCCTCTCAGATTTTCCATCAATGATTTTTTTACAGCATTATATGCTGTAGTCAATTTTGTAGTAATACTACGTTGTGATCTACCAGACGATTGTGCTTGGTCTAAACTTACTATTGGAGCAAAAGCCGCCCGATCTGCTCTTATCATTTCCTCAGATAATGTAACTATTTCAGAATATTTGTGCATAAAATATAATTTATTAACCAATTTATTAAGAGATGATGATAAAGCTTTTACAGTTGCTAAATCGAGTGGTAATGTTGCCATTAAATAATCTACTGAAAGTATGCCGCCCAAAGATATAAAACTTGGATACGTTGTTACGATGCTTTCAAGGATTCTAGATACGGTCCCAGTAAACTCTGTGGTAATAGTATATGGAGAAAGAAGTAAAGTTTGTTGTCCTTTAATATAAGGTTCAAGTCTTGTATTTTGGTCTGCTATATATACAATAATTCCATCTACATCAATTTGTGCCTGGACTGATGTAGGAAGTGCTAAACGCACTACTTTCGCCAATTCATATAGCGCTTTAATATTTTCAAATAACTTTGTATAATTTTTTTTTTCGTCATCTCCTGCTGGGAAATAGGCAACGATAAAATGATTTCCCTCAATTTTAGTATCATCTGATTCAATTGAAGAACTTCGCTCGGCGTCATCTTCCTCTTCGTCTTCATCTTCTTCATCACTTTCTTTAGATTTTTTTTTGCTCTCTTTATAATATGTAGCGATTGTTGGTGTAGGGGCACCATTACCGATTGACGACATAGCATATACATATGCCAAATTATCACCAGATAAAAATAAATAATATAGTTCAAGTTGATTCAATAGTTTAACCGTATCAGAAGTTCCATGATCACCAGATGATTTAAATCTATATAACATTTTTTGAATAATTGCACTTCTGGCTATGTTATCAGTGTAAAATGATCTCAGAGCATTATCTACATAATCTATAATTGTTTGTAAATTAGTATCAATTGGGGTGGTATATGGGCGTTCACTACTATATTTGTCGTCTATATAACGCATTCCTTGTGCAAGCACTTGAACTGGAAATCCACATTCAATAATAAAATATTTTTTAGTTTCGCCAATAATTATAACAATAGCTACCCCACATATGTTAGGTCTAATATCATTTACAGCAAGACGTAATTGTATTCTTAAAACACCTTCAGCTTCTAAATCTTTATTTAATAAATTGTCGTATACAGAATCATATAATGAAGGCCTATTTCTATCATTAAATTTACAATCATATATGGTATATCCTGGTTCCTTTTTTTCTTCAATCAATGTAAAAGGTACAGCGCTATCTATTAGATCAGTTTGTTGAAATTTTCCTTTTACTGGATCCCAAATATTTGCAAGAGTTTTTTTACGTTCTCCCAAACTACTACTTACTCTACCACTAACACAAGCATCCAATATCCATCCATTATAACCGCGTTCTTTTACATCGTTTACTAATGCATTTATACTATTAACTTTAATTTGATCACCTTGTATTCCAAAAAAATCCTGTCGTAATTTACTCCACGTTGATGGAGTCGAGTTTACATCCGTGAAATAATAATATATATCTTCTAGTTGCCCAAATAAGTCTCCTAATAGATAATCAACCTTAATATTTTCTTCAAAAGCTATAGGAGAACTCATTATATAAGAATGTCCGTAAGTTGGGGGGCGTGAATTACCTATTACACTATTTAGTTTCCCATAAACATTTAATCCTGCTTCTTTATTAACACCTTTTCCTTGTATAATTTGTGGATAAACTTTATTTCTACCCGGTTTAAAATCATGTTGTGTATCAGTTTCTTTAAATGCTAACTCAGTGTTCAATACAGCATTAGATCCGCCAATTAACATAGATGTATCGTCTGCAACAATATTGTCAGGATACATCAATTCAAACAATGACAATAACACTTCACTCCATAATAAATGGGTTAGTTCATCTTTTAATATATATTGTGTTCTCCTAGACCGCGTTGAAACTGCAAGTATTGTTTCTGCAAACATTCTTTCTACTTTTTTTATGTATTCACTGCCCCCTAGAAACCGCGCGCGCGAATATATATCATTGGCTGGTAAAGTATCTGCAACGATGCTAGATATATACCATAAATCTGATTTGGGGGTATCATTCAAAGGGCAATTATCGTCTATATCGTGTATACAGTTTTCTCCAATATATAGTCTAAATAAATCTGTATTACTACTCATCGGGCCTGTCAAAATATCAACATCTGATGGTCCAGTTGGCGGCGGTCCTTGTGGTGCAGCTGATGCCGTTAGTTGAGCTGATAGCCATGGTATAGATGACGGCGGCCCTGGTAGTGCGGCAGATGATGCAGCTTGTCTCTGAGCTAAAGGCCATATTGGTGTAGATAGCAACGGTTCTTGTGTATATAGTGGCCATTGTGACACAGGTAATCGCAATTCTTGCGCATCTGGTATTGATGGTGGTTTGGCTGAACGCAATGATGTTTCACTATTAATAGGTGCATGTGCTTTTCCGTATTGAAATAATGGCAGAGGAAGTTGATTTAATGAACGCACATCTGGTGCTTCATCTTCGTCTTCTGAATCCACCTGTGTAGTAGTATACCCTGAATCACTCTCCACCATAGGTTTCAGATTTTTATATTTACTGCGAGGAACGACCACATTACGCATACTAGCACGATGAGGATTCCAAGGGGCTACTGGTTCATATAACTCTTTTATACACACTTTTTTTGAGTCTGGTAAAGGTTTATCATCATTTTGGTCCTTAGGTAAATATCCTTCATTAAACATACTATTATAATAATATAAATTAACCGTATATTTTATATTAACTAATCAAACATTTCCCTCAAAATCAACATAAAAACACCAATTTCTATTATATTATACTATTCCCTTTCCCATAACAATGCAAAAGCCGTCCAATCCGCCGCCTCCGTCAAAAGGGACTATCGACGAAAAGCATACTGAAATGCTAAATCATTTTCATTTTATCGAAACTGAACAAATACCCGATCTACAATCCAAAAAACTTTTATTAAAATCCCAATTGAAAACTCTCTCCAAAACCCAAATAGATTCCTATATGGATATAAAAGACCAGCTCCGGAATCTGTCTCAACAAATAAAAACCCTCAAGTCCTTGAAAAAGCAATATCTCATCGATAATTCCAAGCATATTTTCGACTACTTCGAACAAAAGAAAAAGGTCTCTTCCGGAGATAATGGCCAAAACGTCAATGTTCTCAATTCCTTTTTCAAAGTGAAAGCCAAAACCGATGATGCAGCAACAGTCGCCGGCACCAAATATAGCCAATCCAAAAATACTTATCACGCTTATTGGAAAAATATCAATAATTCCATATTAAATATACAAGATTTCGTCGTTTCATCCGACGTTTGCGAATGTTGCAAAATCGGAGAACTTATTCCCCAAGACGAAGAAGGTATTCTTATATGCAATAACACTGATTGTGGCCAATTTGTCACATATATTGTAGATAGTTCGAAACCATCCAACAAAGAACCGCCCAACGAAGTGTCATACACTGCCTATATAAGACTCAATCATTTCAAAGAAATCTTGTCTCAATTCCAGGCAAAAGAAACTACGCAAATACCTGACGAGGTTATTGAAGCTATACGGGCGCGTATTAAAAAGGAGCGTATAACAAATATGTCGCTAATAAACTACGACAAAATGCGCGATATTTTGCGGAAACTCGGCCTCAATAAATATTTCGAGCATATTCAATATATCAATTCTATTTTCGGTATTAAACCGCCCATTATGAACGAAGAATTGCACGAAACATTGTGCGTTCTCTTTATTGAAATACAGAAACCTTGGGCAGTGCATTGTCCAGCTAATCGCACTAATTTCTTTAATTATACATATACACTATATCAATTATGTGTATTATTAGACCAAGTCCAATATTTGCCATATATACCTATGATGAAAGATAGGGAAAAACAATTGGAACAAGATATGATATGGAAGAAAGTGTGTATGGATCTAGACTGGGAGTTTTTTCCGACCGTGTAATGACCAAGTCATAGAAAATTGATTTGGTTTATCATATATAAGATTTGTTATAATTCTTATATATCATTATTAGTACTAATATCACTATTATTAAATATCAAAAAATGAGTATTCACTACGGACAAAACGAATATTATCATTTAGTCGGTAGCGTATTGATTGACCAAAATAACGTATGTCGTGTTATACAAGGAATGCGAGAAGAACGCGATAGCGTATATAATATGACGGACGGCCACGCTGGAAAAGCGTACCGGGTATATTTAATGGCTACAGGCAGCGATGAAATGGAAAGCTTGCACTTCCGTCATTTTACAGAAGTAATTAAAAAATACGGAGAACTTCAATCGGAAAAACCTGAAGCATCGCTTACTGTGAAAACATCATCGCCAAAAACTGCAAAGTGGGCAAAAATACATCCGGAACAACCCGTTGTGGCGGAAGAAAAATTAGTAACTCTTGCAGACCTATAAAGCGTTGTTTATTATATTTTGTAGTCTCCGTACTGTTTTGTTGTGTGTTTGTTTATGTGTAGTTTTTTTTGAAAAAGTCACATTTTTTGGGTAGGCCTTTTGTTTTCCGTAAACATATTGGTTTCCACCACCTGCTATTGCTATACCAGCAACATTAGGACCAATACCTTCCCCCTCAATGGCTGCTATTGCACTTGCTAGGGGGTTGTTTCTAATAACTGCAATTGCTCCAATTGCGTTAGCTAAGCGGTTTATTGCAGTAACCCTATCATTTGCACGATTATCAACAACACCCTCATCAAATAATGCAGCTAATACTGCATTTACTTCTGGGTCTAAAACTGTAGGAGCAAGATTTACAATAGCATCTCGATCATTTACTCCTGCATTTACTTGTATATATCTTCCAGCTACACGCAATAATCCTTCTACAGACGCGTTAACAACTAATATAGGGGCATTAGTTACTAATTCAACTGCAGCAGCCTGGTCATTCGCTCCTGGTAATGCTGCTGTATTAGCAACTGTAATTGCAGCATATATTTTATTCAATGATTCTCGGCGATTAGTCGCTTGAAATGCTCCTGCAAACAATGCATCTATTACGGCTTTTTCAGGGGTTCCTCCTCCGGCAAGGTTTTCAATGGTAACCCGGTCATCAGGAGCACGAGCTATTCTGGATGCAACTATCAATGTTCTAACCTGACTTAATAAGGTCTGCACACCTAATAGAGTAGCACCACCGGCAATTGGTGCAAATCCAACTGCTCGTATTGCTTCTATTGCTTTTTCTTCATTAGTTACTCCTCCAGGTAATGCTCTACCAACTTCTGCAATTGCATTATTCAATCTTGCAACTACATCCGCATTTGTTATAGGTACAGGTGCCGCTGCAGCTCCTACCGGAATTGGCGCTGCAAACACTTCATTTACTATATTGACACCTTCTGCAATTGCCCTAACGTCCGCAAGTGCAACAATAGCAGCTCGGTCATTCACAGCTGGTGCGCCTGCGGCTACAGCATCGCTAACTGCCGTTAATAAAGCCGCTACAGATGCTTGATCTACTACAGCAGCAAGTCCTGCAATTGGTGCAAATCCAACTGCTCGTATTGCTTGTATTGCTTTGTCTTCATTAGTTACTCC